CTCAGGGTGGCCGAATTCGTACGGCTGTATTTGCTGTGTGTAGTCTCCCATTATTTGTCTTGCGACTTTGTAGGGAATTGGGTTCTCGCCCGCAATGCGGGGGATTGGCGCATCCAGCAACCGTTTGAAGTATCGTGCCGAGTCAATCATCGCCTCGTATCGCAAAGGCCCATACAATACCTCAGGCCTCGGATTCTTCGGCCAGTTAAAGAACCAGCCCGCCTGAGCGCGCGTTAGATAAGTACAGGGCCAATGGAATATCAGCAAATCCCAGTCGCCATCCAGCACTTTGAATACATCTTCTTGAAGGTGCGGGCCCGGCGATTCTGTCGGCAGCAAGTCACAGCTCCATGCGTCATGTCCACGAGCCAGAAACGCATCACGAACGACTCCTGAAAACTCACAAGCAACTAGGACGCGCATAACGCAGCCTCAATCTCTTTGTTNNAAAGGGTCGCCTTAAACATCGTATCGATCTCGCGCCATGACATTTCAGACCAGTCAGGCATCTCATAGTTATAAAGGTTCTCAGCAACCCATTGTCCCTCTTCTGTGGTCATTCCGAGCGTGTTAACGCATCGCGTAACTATTTCACCGTTCCTCATAATCATTCTCCCTTAAGCAGCCCTATGCTGCTGTCTCTGAAGGTTTCTTTCGACTTTATTAAGTGCCGCAACTACGTGGCAACATGCTGGCTGACCAAACTTGTTAGCGCGGCAGAATTCCCCGGAATTCCAGTCGGCGCATATCGCCCAAATCTTCTGCCCCATCAACACAAACCGCACTCTCCGCGCCACCTTACCAACGTGCAGCGGGAAGCCCTTGCCGTCAGGCTCAACCTTGTACTCGCCTATATTGCGGGTTGCTCTGACTCGACAATGAAGGGCTCTCGTTCTTACGAAAAGGGATGCTTCGCTTTGTGTATTGTTTGTGATCTCGACCATGTCAACCCTCTATTTGCGTTACCGCGTTAGAATGTATAGGGCAGTTATAGGCAGGGTAGGGATTCCAGTTATGAATCGGACACAAGTTACTGACTAATGCTACGCCGCTTTCCGGTTCCGGGTTTTCACAGTCGCACTCTTGCGGACACTGACAGGTAATCGGGAAGAGTCGCGGCCCTCCTTTGGGCGGCTGGTAGCCGTTATTACCGGCGGTCTGAACACGCTTGAAGCATTCAGAGCCGACGAGCACCAGTTGAGCATCACGAGTATCGACCATCTGCCCGCCCTTTATTGGCTTATCACAAGCGAAGCACGTTTGTTTCTTTCCTGCCATGCACGGAACTATAGTTGAGATTGCTTCACGTGTCAACCGTTTCTTTCTCACGCGTGAGAACAAGGTGTACGCCTTTTGATCGCCTTATTTCTTAAGCCGTTTCTTGTTCCAGTATGGTGAGCGACAGCTCGCGCAGCGCACGGGATTCTCAACCTGGGCTACCCACTCATTGCCACAGCGTTCGCATTTACATTGCCAGACTGTTATTGGTTTTTTGCTCACTTTGTATCCTTCCCGCCCGGCGACAGGTGAAATGGCGGCGCTTGCGGCCCCATGTAAATCCAGACCCGCGAAATCAAGTCCTTGGCGCTCTCAACCGCCTCGTGACGCTTGATCTGCGGATCATAATTCTGAAAGGAATCAGCGAAACGCTCAGCGTAAATCTCAACAGACGCTTTCTCGTCTTGCGGGAGAGACTCAAGGGTTAAGTCTCTCATCGGCCCGCTCCGTGATTCGCGCCGCCACATGAGCACTCACAATCATTCCGCTTCGCATTCAGGCAGCGGCTATCGCATTTATGTTGAGAACCTTCGGAGTTGAACCGAACGATGCGCGTCACAGGAAGAAATGCAGTTTCTGAATACTTGCCATCAACAGTTCCAACCAATAAGCTGAAATGATCGTTTCTCTGTATCTTTCCTGTTGGAAACAGAGCGCGGACCACGCCACGATCCATCGAGTACGCCCCTCTCAGCTCAACAGCGCCGCTAAAGTATTTTGTCGTTTTGTTTGCCATGCACGTATATTCTCACGCCTGAGTATTCCTGTCAACTCACTTGTGAGATTAAGTGATCGCCAACGGTACGCCTTCCCAGAAACAGGTATTTCTTGACAGGTGAAGTTATTTCGTCTACACTCCCGTTTCCATGAGGAGACTGATAACTGTAAGCGAAGCGGCGAAGCGGAAGGGCGTTTCTCGGCAGGCGATCCATGCGGCTATTCGGGCTAACAAGCTTGAAGGCGTGTCTGAGGTTGTGCAAAAGGTGATCTGGAAAGTAACAGTCACGTCGTTGAACGGCTATGAGCCGAATCCGAACATGAAGCGGCCCGGACGGAAGGCGGCGTCAAACGGAGAGGTGAAATGATATCAGTCCTTATTTCGCTATTAATAGTAGCGGGATTTCTCCACGGCGTGGCCTTTGGCATCAAGTGGGCAGGTGAGCATCCGGCGGGGCGACCACGGCGGGAGAAGAGGTAGAACGTGACTAAAGGCATCACGGTTAAGAAAGACGAAGAGGGTAACGTTCGCGAAGTCCGTTATTTGACTGATGATCGAGACGCACGCGCTGGTCGCAGACTTGAGCTGTGTATCGGCTGGGGCAACAATGGCGATTGGTACGTCGTGACGGTGCCAGAAGGCGAAATCAGTTTGAGCGCGGTCCGATTGTGTACCAGCGGTGGCGCATCCTCAGCCGTGCCGGGATTCGTGCCCCTGATTGCTGACGCCTTCAGAAAACTCGCAGCGGCGGGAGAAGGTTGAGACGGTATGAGTGAAATATCACAACGGTCATTGCTGAGTGTTACATCAGAGAGCGATCTGGAAGGTCTATCACGTGATCATTTCGAGCACGGATCGTTCTCAATTCTTACTGACGGCTTCAACGTGTGGCTCGGAGAGCAGTTAGTTGGTGAGGAACCAAAGCAGAAGATTAAGATACCAAAACAGACGTTTGATTACTTAATCCGGCGATATGTTGCGCCACAGAAGTGAGCGACAGGCGATATGACAACTAGCCCTTGCCGAGTTCGCTGAGGAGATCAAAAGGCAGGCAGTCGAGCCATGATCCGCACATCAACTTCTCCGTTGACACAACCCGATTAAACCCTCTATCCTGCGGGAGATGCAGAAGTTAACCCTCAAGCAGCGCAAATTCTGTTTAGCCTATGTAGGAGAGGCGAACGGCAACGGAGTTGAGGCGGCGCGCATCGCGGGATATAAAGGGAACGATGTAACGCTAGCGGCGGTTGCCTATGAGAACCTCAGGAAACCTCAGATAGTCCAACATATCGCGGAATTGAGAGCAGAGGCGGAAAAACAGGCCACTGGAAAGATCCTAAGCGCGACAGAGGTTCTGGTTGGGCTCTCGGCGATTGCTGAGGGTGATATTGCTGACGTGTTAGGTGAGTTAGCGCCAGGATGGCTCATAAAAGCTAAAGAAAAAGGACTGACGCGGCTAATTAAGACGGTTAACTTTGACAAAGACACGGGGAACCTTACAAAACTGGAACTATACAGCGCGAAAGACGCCCGAGTTGATCTTGGCAAGTACCACAAGCTCTTTGTTGATAAGTTTGAGATCGTTACGCCGGAGGATCTAGATGCAGCCCTTGCCGCAGAACTGGCGAGAGTGGCCGGAGCCGATCAAGCGGCAGGCGCTGGCGAGACTGAGAGCCCGACAGTCCACTAATCCGCTCAGCAAATACCAGAATGATCCTAGCGGCTATGCTGCTGATGTCCTCGGCGTCACGCCCACTCCAGATCAGCGAGCGATGCTGCTCAGCATCCTCAATAATCGCTACACGCTCGTAAAAGCTTCCCATGCTATAGGTAAAACCTTCACTGCCGCAGTGGCGTGTTCATGGTGGTACGATTGCTGGGATCGTCACATCGGGTACATCACGGCGCCGACGTGGGATCAGTCCTTTGGGCTCACATTCAAGCAACTAAAATCGTTACGTCGTGCGAAGAACCTGCCCGGTATTGTGCTCGAACGAATCATTAAAGACGCAGATAAGAATCGCGAAGGTGATCATTACGTCCGGGCCTTAAACGCTGAGAAAGGCGAAGGTTTTCAGGGGGAACACTCAGCGCCTATCTTCATCGTAATTGAAGAGGGGCCAGGCGTTCCAAAGTACATTTGGGAGGCTACGGGCGGCTTGATGACGAATCCCGATTGTAGACTCTTCGCGATTGGTAATCCTACCGATGAAGCGACGGAATTCGGGATTGCATCAGAGTCTTCTCTCTACAACACCATGAGCATTTCTGCGCTCGGTCATCCGAACATTCAGGCTGAATTACGGGGGGAAGCACCGCCATTTCCTGATGCTGTTCGACTGCAATGGCTCTATGAAATGCTCGGTAAAGAGTGTGAAGTGGTAGAGAAAGCAGCAGAAGATGCGTTTGAGTTTGTAGCCCTACCTGAGATTAAAAACGCGCTTGAAGGGCGTTCAGCGGACCTGTCCCAGAAGTGGATTTATAAGCCTACCGCCTACTTTCAAGGGCGTGTTCTTGGTGAATTCCCGACCCAGGCAGATCAGCAGGTTATCCCGAAGGGCTGGCTGAAGAACTTGCCTGTCTTCGAGATTAAAGATGTTTGGCACCCCGAGCTCGGATGTGACGTAGCCCATTTTGGCGACGATCGCACCACCATCTTCATCCGCCGCGGCCCGTGTTTATTGCGAGCACGAGAGATTCGCAAGATGGACACGGTTGAAGTCGCGACGGCATGTAAGGATGAGGCGCTTGAGGCAGTAAAGCAGTGGAAACCGCACTTAAGCCTAGACGAACAGAAGGCTTTAGCCAAGCGGATACCCATTAAGATTGACGTTACGGGCGGACTTGGTGCCGGACCATGCGATCTCCTGCGTTCGCAGGGCTACAACGCCATCCCGATCAATTCCAGCGAGCGAGCGAACGACCCTGAGCAATTCCAGAATACTAGGTCAGAGTTGTGGTGGACTGCACGGTTGAGGGCACAGGAGAAACGGCTTGATA